TCCACATATATGTACCCTATAGTTCTCCTACGGTATATTCCTCATCGTATATTTCGTATAACACAATACTCTCAAACTATTTCCCAGAGTAGTCAATAATGGGTGACCTGAAAGAGTAGTACCTTTAACAACTCCGGATATACTATTATCTTTATTCGAGAATTTGAAAGCTTTGTTTATCGAAGCACTCGCTATAACATCTAAACCTATTAATCTTAAATCTAAAACAGAACTTATCACATAGGGTAAAATATTCCTGAAAAAATAATGGTCTATAATCTTAATTAACTTTCTATGCTACATAGAATCATGTTAGGAGCCATCTAAACAAATAACGTCAACAATACCATGCTCAGATAAGTCTTACACCTAGGTCTACACCTCTTAAGACAATTCCTCTGGCTTCTTTGCAAAAGAAAAAATTGGATAATCAGAGAGCGATTGTATTAAATACCTATTCACCACTGAACATAAAAACCCTAAACTCTCAGAAGGTGAAAAAATTAGTCGCGGTTTTTCATCTTTAATGTCTTAGTATATTTCTCCGGGCTTACTAAAAATATTGAAAGATTTCTTAAGTTTCCTATCACTAATGTACTTATCATATGCGCATTGCAGTAATTTTGATTTATTAGACGGCATACCCTATATTAAATCCTCAAACGTAGTAGGCTTAGGCTTTGATTTAACATAATCTATTACTTAGTCCAATATCTTTTCTTACTGCAAATAGTTTTTGAAATCTCTAAATACTTTAGGGCTTGGTTCAACGCTCTAGCTAAAGTGACGATCCATTATTGCTCCATAAGTGTTGATTTCACACTTAGAATACGTCTACAGAGGCTAATCTCTACCGTTTTTAGACGTACGAATACCAGTATACTTCATATACGTTACCTTATTTTTACAATTGCAGTTTACCTTCCTAATCCTTAGTTTCCTACACGCCCTAGATTACGCTGTCTTAGTATCAGTCGTGTAATGGTAAAAGTCTATACCTTCGTTTTCAGAAACTTTTATGGACCCTCCAAAAACTACTTTTTTAATATGTTGCACACCAGATGTGCAAACCCTGGAAGATAAATATTTATACACGTTAATAGACCCGTCATATACTACTAACGCCGTTGACTACGCTAATTAAGGGATCTTATATATATACTCAATAGTTTGTTCAGAATTTATTAATGAGTAGATTTATCGATATACTATATTTCCATATGATTTGGTAATACCTATTATCTATAAG